TCAATTGTGGTCTTTGCCAACCGCTGCTGCCATTTTGCTGCCACTTGTCATCGTTGCCAGTGGATTAAAATGCAGGGCGGTATCGAGGTGTTCCGGTGCAAAGTGCGCATACTTCATGGTCATTTTAATGTCGCTATGTCCGAGAATTCTTTGCAGTACCAGAATGTTTCCCCCGTTCATCATGAAGTGTGCTGCAAACGTATGTCGCAGAACATGAGTCAGTTGGCCACGGGGGAGGGTGATGCTAGTTTGCTCAATTAATGCCATAAAACTGAAATACAGATCATCAAATAGCTTATCTCGTTTTAGTGCGTCCACTTCATTATAGAGAGATTGGCTTATAGGAACGCTGCGATTCTTTTTGCCTTTAGTTCTGGTGTAGGTGATTTTGAATGGTGAAAACTGAGAGCGGGTAAGATTTTCAGCCTCACGCCAGCGAGCTCCGGTAACGAGGCAGATACGAATAAGCAGTGATAAATCTTCTTTAGTCGAGTATTTGGCTTTATCTAACAGTTCTGTAATCTGCTCATGTGTAAGCCATGCCATCTCTTTTTCAGCGATCACAAACTTGCGCACGTTCTCAAGTGGGTTAGGTAGCTTCCACTCCCCCAAGCGAATCAGTTCATTGAATGCGCCGCTCAGATAGTTCTGTTCCAGATTAACCGTGACAGGGGCTGCACCTTTGCTCCACTTTTCTGAGAAAAAGATTTCACCTTTGAGTCGTTGATTCCGATAGTGGGCAAAGTTTTTGGCTGTGAACTTGCTAGCGATTGGATCACCAAGAGCTTCTACAACTAAATCCATCTTTTTGCGTGTGCGTTCACCGGCTGTTAGCGACTGGCCGTGGAGGTTGTACCATAGCTCAACGATGTCACTTAACCGACGACGATCCTCAACCTCACCCAGCCAAGGCTTATCATTCACCTCAGACATAATGAAACGCTCATAGGCTAAGGCTTCCCCCTTAGTCGCGAACAGTTTGCGAATGCGGCGGTTGTCACGTCCGCTGGGAAAACACTGGCATAGCCATTTACCTGATGATTGTTTACTTACTGCCACAAAAAAGCCCTCATGTCTGAGGGCTAAGTTTAACTGTATATAAAAACAGTGGTCAATGTTTGTTTCGCAGAGGTTGATACATTTAATCAGACATCAGAGTCGAGAGTTCGACAAGATCGAAATAATTTTTATTTTCAATTTCCATATCAGTACCTTTTATCCTAGCTAGTGTCATTTTTAGGTAAGTATCCAAGTCTGATTTTTGTAAAAGCCCCCCTTTACGCCAAGGAGTTCTATCCCTCCCAGAGTTAGAATTGGGCTCTTTATACTGCTCCATAGCCATAGAGGATTTGATATATTGTAATATTGTAGAGGATGCTTTTTCTGTTTCTAAATTATTTCTCGGGTTGATGCCTGTTCCGTGAAAAAAATCAACAAGGGTTTTTTGTAATGAAAGATTAAAATACAAGCTAATAGAGTTAGATAGAAGTATGCTTGTTGAAGTTGTTAAGTCTCTATTTTTTTTAATTTCAGAGTATATATTATTATCTTTTTCGTTTAAGCATATTAATATAAGAAGTAGATAACTATCAAGATATTTATTTTGTGTAAGTAATAAATCACATAGTTTGTCGTAGTATTTTATTGACTCACGCAAACTTATATCCATTGCTTTAAATATAGAGCTACATGATTTTATGAAAAAATCAAAATCACATGGCAGATTGTTAGATGGTTTTCCTGCGTTGTCGAAAGACTCTATGAATGTATCAGGTGTTCGTTGTATTAATAATTCTTCCATTGGTGGTGATGGGAGAATGAATCGCCTATCAAAAAAACGGCTTAAGTAATGTGATGCATCAAAGTCATGCCCATAAATAACTTTTATTGAATGCTGTAGTTGATTGGTATCAGTGGAAATAATAAAAACAACCCCACTGACATCGAATATATGTTTAACTATTTCAAGGAGCTTTATTGCATAGCTTGGACGACAACGATCTAGTTCATCAATAAAAATATAAATAGGAAGATTCTTTTCCATTGCATCACGGTTTTTTATTAACTGAACCCACTCGGAAATATCTTTCTTTATTTCTATGATTGCATTGTTTTTATTATTGTGAAGTTTTATTAACCCCTCGGCAATCCCTTTTGCTGAGTCACCTAATTTTGTACCTGTAGTGCCATTTATAACCTCTTTTATTAATAAAGGAGCGATGTCTTTAAAAAGGAAAATTAATTTTTTCTCAACTTTTTTAGAAATAGTAATGAATTTATCTGATTGTTGACCAAGTTGTTCTATAATGCATGAGAATATAGCTAGTAAAGGATCATCTGAATAGTCTTGTTTCCACGCATCAATATACACTGTTGGGTGAGCATTCTGTATTGTAGCAGCAAGCCTCTTCACAAAGTGGGTTTTTCCTGCACCCCACTGTGCATTTATATTAAGTGCAAAATGGTTGTTTTTTCCTCTAATGGAGGATATTTTGTAAATATATTCTGCATATTTATTTCTTTCTAGTAAATCTGCTGATATTTTTTCATCGTTGAAATCAGCTTCATTACTCCAATCCCAATTTAGAACTGTGGTCATTGGTTCATCTCCAGCTCACCAGTATTGATCAAATTAATAAACTGATGGGCATCGAAGATAAGTATATTCATATCTCTTGCATTTCTAACTTTTGTTGGCCCTGCATTATCCCCACAACACAGAACCTGTAATTTCTGTGTGACGGACTTTCTCACCAACATTCCATTATCGGCAGCTAGCTGCTCAAGTTCTGCTCGTTGATCTTTTTTGAAACCAGTAAAACAAACATCAAAGGTTTCTTTTTTTTGCTTACTAGGGAAGTAACGAGTTATATCAATATCGCGGATATAAATTTCTTCATCTTCAGGTAGAGAATCTAGATCTTGAACAACTCTATCTTTACGGAATGTTTTCAGTTTACCGTCTTCGTTATCCAGCAGGCTTATGCCTTGAAAATAAGTATCATTTTCAGTGACATCATGAATGTGTTGAACGCGTATTTGTTTATTAGAGTTAACGTATAAAAAAATTCTGCCTGTCACGGACTGCCCCTTTTATTTAATACAATTTATAAGCACTTTTGCGATGATATTGATATCTGTTAGAGAACACTCGAAGGGGATTTTTCCACCTTCAACACGAATACGATTAACCGGAAGGCGAGCTAATTCACGAACACTAATCTCCCCATCGATATCTACAACCCACTTTCCATCGCGAACATCTTCAAACTGGCGTTCACAGATATGCTCTGCATCCTGCTCAACAATAACGATAGGGTTCTGCAGTTGTTCAGGAAGAAATGACTTATCGAATAGATAGAAGCCATCGTCCTGTAGCCTTCCATTTATGAGTTTTGATTTTGGAAGTGTAGAAACATCAATATCACCCACGTCTTGCTGTGGGCCTGCACCAAATGCGATCCAGCGTAAAGACATTCCTGTTTCTAGCGCGCACTGAATTACCCAATCTGAAGGGAAAGAGTCACGCATATAGCGCGTTGCTAATGTGCTTTTAGACACACCAAGCTGATCGCAAAGCTGTTGCCGAGTCTTGAAACCATACGCCTGAACCATTCGTTCAATTGCGCCACGCCCGCCATTCGTTAAATCCATAAATCACACCGTGTGAACTTTTGTGTTGACGATTGGTCTGTGTGATCGTAAAGTTCTCATGGTCACATGAAGTGAACTATCACTATTCACCAGAAGTAATCACCTCTAAACGGGGAATGTTGCACCATGAAAACTAACATTTCAATCACCTTGCTTACCCCGCATGTCTCAATTGAGAGATATAGCGAATTAACAGGGGTTCCGGTCGATACCATCAATGACATGCTTGATGATGGTCGGTTGCCTCGTCACCGCCTCCGCAAAGATAAAAAGCGAGAGAAAGTCATGATCAACATGGCGGCTCTCACCGTGGATGCTTTAGCTAATTGCGAACTCTCCATTGGTTAGTTCGATATTGCGATATGTTCGGAGAAGCAACCATGTTTGATTTTAAAGATTCCAAACACGCACAGTTCGATGAGGCTTGTCGTTCTTTCGCTTTGCGCCATAAAGGCGAACTGTCAGCGATTGCTGACTGTGTTGGTATGAACCCGCAAATGCTGCGCAATAAGCTAAACCCAGAGCAGCCGCACCAGCTGACATGCGTTGATGTTATGCGTCTGACTGATGAAACCGAAGACCCGACGATTCTGGATGGTTGGCTGGAGCAGATGCAATGTCATCCCTCTGTACCGTTAAACGAGATTGCAGGGGAGAACATTCCTGTTTATGTCCTGAATGCCACCGCTGAGGTTGGCAAGCTGGCCGCTGATACCGTGGCCGGTGGTCACATGAACATGACCCGTTTGGCTGATTTTAAGCGCACCGTAAATTCGGCTGTCCGTTGCTTAACGCTGGCAGGTATCACCATGCAGGCGCGTGTGCAGTCTAATCCCACGTTGTCGTCTGCTGTGGATGCATTAACCGGCATTGGCGCTACGTTTGGTATGAACTGAGGTGATTATGGCTATTTCCATTGCCCCTTTGCTCAAACGTCAAAGCCCAGTTCGTCAGTGTCATGCAAGTCATGGCTGGGTTGAATTGAAAAATGGCACTCGTTGGCATCCATCGAGAAACCAGAGCCAGCTTATTGCTGGAATGACTAGCTGTAAAAAGGGGGTTGCATGGCTAACACAGAAGCTGCGCTCACTGTACCGATAAACGTTGGTGACCGTTTTAATGGATTAACCCAGATCGCTATCCTTCGCGGTCAGTTTTTTGGTGATGATTGCGGTAAAGATCTGGCACGTTTTATCTCTGATATGCATGACATCAGCGACAAACATTATGCAGAAAATAAACGTGTGCTTGGCGCCATATTTTATCTAGCTAATATTCCGGCTGCTCGTCATGAAGTTGAATTAAGTGAGCTGACGATTGCCGAGAAGAAAGCGCTAATTAGCGCAATGAATCATTTAAAGGCAGTCGTGAGCTTATTTCCTAAACAGCTCTCAATGCCTAATTAACTCGTAACGAAATAAAACTGACGTAAACCCGTCGGGCATCCCTTTGCGTAAAAACAGGAATTCAATAATGAAAAATATCGAAGTAAGAGAAATGAAAGTGGAACTTAATCTGGAGATTTTACTGACGAACGCCCGCATGGATGAGCGTCGTAATCGTGGTGAGGTCATGGCTGCTCGTTTGCAGAACTTAGCTAATCACATTCAGGGTAAGGAGCTAAACCACGTTGAGGTGGCTGAGCTGCTGCGCAAAGAAAGTGAATTGATCCAACATCAGGCGCAGGAGTTGCACTAATGGCTGACCAAATGGATATGGCGCAAGAGCGCCAGCAAGAAATCCTAGAACGCCAGATTAAAAACGCTACCGCTCGGACGGTTGGCGTTTCGGCGTTTATCTGTGAAGGGTGCGGTGAACCTATTCCCGAGCAGCGCCGTTTGGCTGTGGCCGGTGTTACCTGCTGTGTGACTTGTCAGGAAGTTAACGAGCTTAAGAATAAGCACTACAAAGGGGCTGCGCTATGAGCAAACAATTACCCCAGCCATTCCAGTATTTGGTCCATGCATATGATGCTAATGGCGACATCATCAATGTGATGGATGTTAATTCAATGGATATGAAGAACCGGATTGTTGAGGCGTGGGCTGCGGACGGGCTTCGTATTGAGGTTATTGAGCTGTTCACTCGTCAGCAGGTTGTTTCATTGCTTGGCGGTGAGTGATGGTGGATGCAGTTGAATGGCCTTACCCGTGGAACGCACCACGTCCAGCCATTGAGTCACCGTATTACGAGTTTTACCAGCGGCTTAGAAATAAGCCGCTGAGCCAAAGCGAAGCCTACGAACTTGCTATTGAAGAAGCTAACCGCCGTGATCGCCTGATCGCGGCGTTGTCACATGCGCATAAAAAACTGGAGAAGCAGGCCAGCTGCGTGCGCAGGGATATTTCCCGCCGTGTTGATAATCTTGAACGCCTGCACGGAATTCAGCGAGCCAATGCGTACTTAATCAATTCATTTGTTAAGCGCACATTGCCACGCCTTGAATTAGTCACTAAGCGCTACCGCTTGCCAAAAATGATGGAGGGGAATGCCTCCCTGTTTGGCCGTTTTAATAAACTCCCTGATATGTCCCGCGCAGATGTTGAATTGCTGGCGGAAGACACGGCTACTTATATGCGGCTTGAGCTGGGATTTATTAGTGACCAAATGCCAGAAGCCAGTGATCTGCGTCTGGGGTGGGCGATGTATCAGCGCGCCGGTGCTATCACGCAGCAATTGGGCCAAACACCGCCGTTATGGGATCGCATTAACAACAAGGTATTTATTGAGGCGGAGGCCAGTGCAGCGATTTTCCGAATGACGTCACCAACGTGGTGGCGTAATCACTTACGTCGGAAGTCGAACGAATGGCGTGAACACCTGCAGATCGCGCTGCGTAACGTCAGTAAAAAAGGTAACCCCTACGCCAGTCGCACCACAATAGGCGAATGGCGGGAACAGAAACGCCGCACCCGTGAATTCTTGAAAGGCATGGAACTGGAAGACACCGAAGGCAACCGCATCAGCTTGATCGACAAATATGATGGCAGTGTGGCAAATCCGGCGATCCGGCGCTGCGAGTTAATGACTCGTATCCGTGGCTTTGAAAATATCTGTAATCAACTCGGCTATATCGGGGAGTTTTATACTCTGACCGCACCGTCTAAATATCACGCCACCACGAAAGCCGGTTACAGCAATAGCAAATGGAATGGCTCAAGTCCTGCAGACACACAGCGTTATTTGCGCAGCGTTTGGGAACGTGTGCGGGCCAAGTTGCATCGTGAGGACTTGCGGATTTTCGGCATTCGCGTTGCCGAACCCCATCATGATGGAACCCCACACTGGCACATGCTGATGTTTATGGAGCCAGAGAACGTGGATCGCGTGCGTGAGATTTTGCGTGATTATGCCTTTAAAGAAGACAGCAAAGAACTGAACAGCGATAAGGCCAGAAAAGCCCGTTTTCACGCGGAGGCCATCGACCCAGACAAGGGCAGCGCCACCGGTTATGTAGCGAAGTACATCAGTAAAAATATTGATGGTTATGCGCTAGATGATGAGCTGGACGATGATACCAAACAACCGTTAAAAGAAATGGCTCCCGC